CCATACATCTCGCAGCTCGCCTTTATGGGGATCGCTGAAAGCGTGTTGCCGGTGTAATCCTCAGCCGACAGGCTGGCAATCACGGAATCTTCGAGAGCGCAGATCTTTCCAAATCGACCAGTGTGGGCTGCGGTGTCATCGATGAATTCAGCGCCGGGATAGGTGTAACCCATGGTCAGCTCCGTTTGATTGCAAAATTGCCCGGTCCACTAATTCTAAGGCCAGTAAGATATCGCTCCACGATCGGTGGGATACGATCAGCACCTGTTGCCATTCCACTGGCGCCAGCGGGTGTCACGCTGATATTGCCAATGCTCACGGCCTTGTAGTCTTCGAGCCCGCTTAAGCCGATGCCATCTTTGTTGTTATTCAGATATACGGCCAGGATGACTTGAGCCTTTCGAATCTGGTCTGGGATCTCAGTATCTGTGAAGTAGTCCGTAGTGATTCGAAACGGGAAACCAACCGCATAGGTATTGATGTAGGTATCCGGCTTACGAACGCCCGTGCGCGGCCATTGGAGCGCCTGGGTGTCCGTAGCACGTGCGCCCAGGAATCTTTCGCGGTCCAATCGCTGTGTGGCTGTATAGAGCGCCCGGTTTTTCTGATCGTCGGTTGCAGAAGCCCAGGCAGTAACATCGTCGTCTTGGACAAGTCCATCAATGATATCATTGGCATCACTCAACGTGATGTACGAATTAGCACCAGCGTCACCAGCTGTAGCATCAATCGTGATCGCCATCTAGGGGCTCCTTTTTGGGCTTGATCACCCGTGCCCTCTTGGGCTTGGGCTTCGGTGCTGTCTCAAGTTTAGGCTCGGGCTCTGCCATAGAAAAAGAGGCCCCAGCTTGCGCCAGAGCCTCCGCTTCTCGCAGTCGCCGGAAGGCGAACAGACCCATGATCAGGAGGCAGCAGCCTTGATCACGGCGTAGTTCAGCACGAGGGCTTCACCTGCGGTGGTGCCCACGTTGCTCAAGGTCACATCAAAGGACCCGGCAGCAACAGCGCTGATGCTCACGATATAGGTGCCGGTAGAGGCACCAGATTGCAGCGAAATCGCTACAACATCGGTAGCAGCCACTTTGTCGTTGGTGACGGTGAAGGAAACTTCAGCGCCGCCTGCCAAAGAAGCGTCGTGGGTGGTGACCTGACCAGCAGCCTGGTTCAGGGTCACGCCTGTCGCCTTGCTGGTTGCTTGGGTTACGGCGCCACCAGTGGTGTAGCCGATTGCCTTACCAGCACCGATTTCAAATAGGGATGCCATTGGGGTTACCTCCGATTAGTCCATGTTGGAAACGTTGGTAGCCCGCACGATACCAAGGTTCTTGGTCTCGTAAACCTTCGACCAGTTGCCGACGGTCTCCAGGACGGCACGTGTGGGATTCACGGTGCTGGAGGTGTAACGGCTACCCACAGGGTGGTAGACGTAGTGCAGGTCGATGGACATAGCGTCGGACTTCGCGAGGATGTCGCGGTCCTGCTCGACTTGCATCGACAGCTGCTCGCCGGAGGCCACGGCACCTTCAGTGAAGAAGTAGGTGGCATATTCGGTCGAAGAGCCGCTACCTGCGGTCTGCACGTCGTCAGAGACGATCACGCGCAGGCCCATGAAGGTAGGAACTGCAGGGCTGCCGAAGGAACCTGCGGTCGAACCTTGGGCTGCACTGGTGTCAGGTGCGCCAGTGTTGTCGTAGATGAAATCGATCGCCCGGCGCTCGATCAAATCGTAGTACACCGCAGAGTGGATGCACATTGCGGCGAGTTTGTCGCCCTGATCACCAAGCTTGTTGCGAGCTTGGGCCACGTGACGGGGGCTGAGCACGGTGGGGGTGTCACCGGACTCGCCGTCGATGGTCAGGTCGAAGAAGGCGGCGGAGCTGCTGGTGCTGTTGATGGAACCAAAGACACCGCCCAGGCAGGACAGAAGGTCCTTCTGGCGCTGGTTGGCCACATAATCAGCGACCTTGGCACCGATAGCGGCCATCGGATCGCTACCAGCTGCAAGAGCAGCAAGGTCACGAGACTCGAAGGCGCGGCCACGGTGGAGAATCACGCCGGTCTGACGATCGGCGGTGATCTTGCCAGGAGTCAGAGAAGAGCTGTCAGTCAGCACTTCAAAGTCGCCAGACAGATTGGCCTTGAAGAAGGGTACGTTGATGAAATCACCGCCCTCGGTGGCATTCAGCTCAGCCATCGGCTGCACCACACCGCTTGCCAAAAAGGCATCACGCTGGGTGGTTTGCTCGATGACGTACGGCGTAAATACCTCGGGGACGATGATGTCAGAGCGAAGAGTCGCCATGACTGTTCCTCGAAATTGGTTTACGGTGTGGGCGTAACCCGGAGCGGCTCGGCGTAGCTCTGCACGCTATACGGCCCCATCCTAGACGGATTTGGCCGCGGCTTTCAATCTATCATACATTTCGCGATCAGTCCGGAATAGTCGGGACTGTTCGGTGAGATTGTAGGACTCACGGGCGAATGGATTTTTCATGCCCACCGGGGCATCGCTCGAAGCACCACGGCTTGCCACAGGTGCACCACTGCCCTGCGGCTTTGGCTGCTTCTGCATCCAGCTTGGCAGAGTCTTAGCCCATTCGGTTACGGGCGTGCGCTGATAGCCATCAACGACGACTACTGTGCCATCCTGTTCGCGCTCGATCTTATCTGCAGACAATTTTGTCTTCAGGATCAGGTCAGGATCGTGTACGACATCAGCGAGAGCCGAAATTGCTGGGCTGACGAGTTCCAGTTCGCGCACGCGGGACTCGAGTTCAGCTATTCGGCGATCTTTTTCGTTGGTGATTTCGCGGAATTGTTGCTCGAGAGCTTGCTTGGCTTCGTTGTACTTGCCTTGAGTCTCGAGCTCTTCTTGCTCTTTGCGCTTTTTGAACTCGATCAGCTCGTTGACATCGACACCCTCGGGCACGCTGCTGGTTTTGGCCTTGGCGTCCTTGAGCTTGCCGATTAGCTCGTGATTCTTGCGTTCAAGTGCTTCGATGCTTCGCTTAAGAGCGTCGAGCTCTTCCGGACTCTGCGTAACAGATTCCTGAATGTTGTCTTCAGACATGAATGACCCGTAGGGCTATTTCAGATGCATCTTAATTGGTCATTTCTTGCGTTTCTTGGGCACACCAGCCTCACGCAATGCTATGGCAAGCGCCTGTTTACGACTTTTAACCACTGGTCCTTTGCCTGGCCCAGGCTTGCCGCTACGCAGCTTGCCTGCTTTATATTCTTTCAGAACCTTCTCGACCTTCTTCTGCCGTTTGGATCCCGGCTTACGCGAAGCCATATATGCGCTTGAGCTCTTCCAATCCTACTTCACTTCCGTCTTCTCGGACCATGCGTACCAGGGCATCCCGAGAGCCAAACTTATTGGCCAGCTTGCGGAAATACTGAGCCCGCCGCTCACTCCCAAATACCTCAGCCTGATAGGCCTGGGCCTGGCCTTTTAGCCAGCGGCCGTAATCCAAGCTGCCTTTGACTGGACCTTCTGCGCTCGCCCTTTTGGCCAAGCCTGCACCGGCTTCCGGTGGCGGGATGCCCAGTCCTTCGTAGTCGATCACTGGGATCGTTGTGCTGCGGCAGTTGAAATGCACTGGCGGCTGAGGACCTTTGCCATATTCGAATTCCTGACCGTCCAAGCTGCGACAAATCGCAGATGTGCGGCTGTCCAATGTCGCCACATACTGATATTTCTTGGTGATGTCCGGGTTGGCCAGATAAACCTGCTGGCTAGCTGCATTGGATATCTGTTGTACGGATGTCCGTACCAGCGTAAGCACCTGATGGTCAGCGATTCTCGTGAGCTCACCACCAACCAGAGCCTGTTGCCTGGCTGTGCGTGCCAGCTGTCCAAAATCCAGCCTCCCTACAAGCCGGCGTGCAATTTGCGGCGTCGGCTCGCCTGTCAGCACGCCTGTCCGCACAATCGCATTGAATTTCTGCGCCTGAGATTCAGCGAGACCCCGGAATGCTTTGGCGATGATCTCGCCATTGGGCAAGGTGATAGCACTGCCCTTTGCCGCAGTGAGATTCAGAGCTGCTGCAGATGGTAGCTGGCCTGGCATAACAGAGAGCACTCTGGCGTCGCTTAGAGGCACTACCACATTGGCGTCTGTGGGGTCGATACTCGCCACAGATGCTGCGAAGTTGGGCGACACCTGCACGGTGTTGACTCGTGCTAATGCGTCGATTTGCGATGGCAACAGCTCACGGCCATCGACGATGCCACCACGAAGTGCCAATCGGATCTGCTCCTCGACAAATGTCGATTGCAACTCAGCGAGGCCTTGGAGCTCTCTCGAGGCATAGGCTGTGCTGCGGCCTGCCCAAGCGTCTAAAGATTCTTTGAGCTGGGCCAAGATCACCCGCAAACGCTGAGCCTGAACAGATGACGGCGCAACGATCCCGGCGCCCGCTGTGGCTTCACCTAGATCGATCGCCTTCAGATCTGCTACAGCACTCAGAATGATGCTGTTGTAGTCACGCACAATCTGACGTGCCACGCCATTGCTAAATCGGTTGAGATCGATGGCGTTGCGATAGATGTTGGCTACCGGATCTTGCCGGTTGATCCGACGCTTGTACCGGTTGACGTTGAGTAGCCGTGGCGTGACTCCGGATTGCATTATTCGAGCCCCAAATCCTCTGGTGACAGGTCGCTAATCACGGCCACGTCAGCCCCATTCTGTATAGCAGACGAGACCACGCAAGTCAGCGCGTCATATCCTTCGTCTGTGATATCGATGATTTGAAACTCGTCCACCTCGGAGGGTGCGCCATCTTTATACCAACTCAACCTTACGACCGCCAGCACATCCTCAGGCATGGTGCGTTGAGATACCGCCAGCACTTGCTTACGAGAAGGTGTAGTCCCGTCTGAATCAGACAGGCCGTATAGGTGGTCGGTCATCACTCCTCTGGCATGGGCATATCCTCATCTGCCATTTCAGGTGTCTGGTCGGCACCACCTGACATCTGGATCAAACCACCCATCTGCGTAGCTTCAAGCTCCTCTTCCATGTCGAAGTCATCGCCCAGAACTTCACCTGCAGCGAGCTGCTCGAGTAGCGTCTTTTGTGAAATCGTGCCTGCGGTGTAGAGCTGCAACAGGGCGAGCTGCTCAGCAGGCTCGAGACGTGCGCCGATGAAGTCGCGGTTGACGTAGCTGCTGCCGATGTTTGAGACACCCAGGTAGGCAGCATGGTACTGCAGACAATTGTCGATCAGATCCTGTACCTGCTGGGCAATCACCATCATGGTGGAATCACCCTGGCTACGGTCGATCTGCTTAGCCTCTGCCGTTTCAGCACTGAGCTTTTGACCCAACACGGCGCTCAGGCCAAGTTCATTGATCTGGCGGCTCAGCTGCTCAAGACGTTTGAACTGAGCCTCAAAACTTTTGCCCTCGGGCTCGATGTATTCGGCCCGGCCTTCAGCGGGAAACGCAATAGCCTCGCCCGGTCCGGCTGAGACTTCTTCGGCGCTCGACGGGAAGCCGTAGAAGGCCAGCATCGGTACAGCCGAGATATGAAGCTGATTATCTAGGTCAGACTGGACTTGATAGGTTTTGAGATTGAGCTCGGCAATATCCTCGAGCGGCGGTCGCGATTCGAGCAGACCAACCCGATTGGAATAAGCGATCGCGAATGGAATCTCAGGCAAGTTGGTTTCGCCCTCATCAGTCTTGATCCAA